TAAATCAGCATTAACCATAGAACGGTTACCACCATGCGCTCCTTTAGGGATAATCTCCATATTAGGGCCACGAGAACCTTCTAAGTTACCACCGATATAAGTACCTGACATGATGTATTTACCATCTTGACCAGTTGCAGGGAACTTCAAGCTGTCATCAAATAATGGATGAACTACACAAGTTAAAGAGCTTCCACCGTACTTAATAGTTGTGAAAGTATAACCTGCTGTTACATTAGCAGCACCGCCTTGTTCTGATTGGAAAATTTGACCATTTAAAGAAGCTGAAATTGTAGCTGCTTGTGTTTGGAAATTAAAGAATCCATCTGTACCTGTTACGAATACTAAGTTAACCTTAGAGTTCTCTTGGTTAGATTTCTTAACTAACATTTTGATAGTGTCAATAAAGTCATCAGAAGTCGCGTTACCGTCAACACCTGAACCGTAAATAACATTACCACCTTGAATTTGCTCTTCAACACCGTCACCAGCAGTAATTACACCTTCACCATCTAAATCTTGGTAAGGAGATACAGCTCTACGAGAACCATCAGAGTTTTTCATAGATGAAATACCAAACCATTTTTCAAATTCGTTTTCTCCAGCAAATAAAGCTTCTGCTTGACGTACTGCTTCGTATTTCCATCCTTTAGTTAAACCATTAACTCCGAAATACTCATACCAAGTAATATCGTTAGCTGCTGAACCTGTGATAGAAACTGTTTTACGTTGGATAGTCATATCTAAGATAAAACGATCAGGAGACATTGTACGAGAGTAACCTCTGTTTGAACCTTCACCGTAGTTAGTAGACACTGCCATACACGTTGCTGTACCGTTTCCATTTGGAGCTGCATGAGTAGCATAAACGAATACTTCACCTTGCTTATGTTGGAAGTTATATAAATAACCATTAGCTGTTTTAACTGGTTCAGCCATACATAATGCTTGGTAACGTCCTGAGTTACCGAATAATACGTTGTGTCCTTTGTAGATATACTTATCTTTAATTAATAACTGGAAAGAACCATCACTTCCTGATGCTCCTACTTGTTGTAAAATTGTTGACGGTCTATCTAAACGTCCCATTACTGAGAACTGTAAGTTAGAGCTTCCGATTGGAGTTCCTTCCGGAGCTTTACCAAACTTCTCGTCTGCTGTTACGTTGATACCGTAAGGACCTACTGCGCCTGAAGTTAATAATGTAGAAAGCTGACGCATATCAACTTGATACATCATTTTTTTAACCTCTGGGAATAGGTTTTGATTTTTCATTAAATCTAATTCTGTTGTACATTCGTCAGTAAATGTACCTGCTACGATACGAGTCTGACCTGGATTTTGACCTGGCATAATTTTTATTTTTTAGTTTTAAGTTGTTTTTAATTTTGTTTTTTACTTCAATCCTGGTTCTTGTGTTAATTTCTTTAATCCTGTTAATTGCTCTTGTCCCGTTGTGCTTTTACCATTTCCTAAGTTCTCTACCGGTGGTATATTACTTAGATGTTTAGTTACCGAAAGTTTACCTTTAGCTTCGCTCTTAGCGATAGCTGCTTCATAGGCTTTTTTCCCTAACTCATGGTACATGATAAACTCTGCTCTTTTATTTGGATCGTTTAGTATTTGGTCGTACTTACCTTCACTATATTTACGAGCCATAATTTGCTTAGACTCAGGAGCAATAACAGCACCCATAAAACTCGGAATTTCATTCAGAGCCTTTGTTACAGATTCTATTTCACTGCTTCTTTTTGATTCTAAGAACTTAGCATTGTTTTCTCTATATTTTTCTACAATTTGTTGGCGGTCTTGTTTAATTTGCGCCTCTAAATTATCTAAATCTAATCTTAATCTTACAGCATCATGCGCTATCTGTCCGCTTTCTACCGCTTTTTCAACATCCGCATCTATCCATTCCTGAGTTGCATTTGGGTATCTTAAAGTTAAATCCTCCCTATACAATTCTACATCACTCATAGACTTATATCTTGCGATATCGTCTAATGGAGCTTTTATATCTTGTAAAGATAATCCAGATAGACTAAGTTCAATTTCCATTCTTATTTCAGGGTCTACATTATGTAGTAACTCTTCAAGTCTTTGATTTTTAACTTCTTCAATCTTTTGCTCTAAAGGCTGTATTTTGGCAGCTATATACGCTTCAGGAGTATCTTCTGTAATTTCTAATCCTTCTGCTTTAGCATAAGCTATCCAATTTCCTTCTTCAGTCTCATTTTGAACTGACTCATCTTCTAATTTAAGAACTGTTTCCTCATCAAGTTTTACTTCTTCAGTAGATTCTTCGCCTTCTTTCTTTTCAGCTTCAGCGTTCTCTACTGTTAATTCACTTTCTGGGTTTGTTGTTTCTTTTACCTCTTCTTTACTTTCTTCAACATTTGGCTTTTGCTCTTCTACCGGTTTTGGTTGACCGAAATCAATTTGTAAACCTGGTTCTGTAGCTAACTTACTCAAATCTGCTTTTGGAGGAGTTGCAACCTGAACATCTCGTTCTGTATTTTCCGCAACTATTGTTTCATTTTCTGGCATATTGTTGTATTTTTATTCAAATGTATTAAAAATTCTGATTGTTTATATTTTCGTTATCAAATTTTTGTTGATTTAAAATAACCTGATCAGACATCTCTGAACGTTTAACACGGATGTCAGCATCCGCCTGAACGTTTATCTTTTCTAAGTCATGCGCTTGAGCATCTTCAATCTCTGCTTTTCTTAACTCTAATTGTTGTTGTAATTGAGCTTGTTGCATTTGTTGTTGAGATTGTAATTGAGCTTGTTGTTGAGATTGTAATATCTCTTTAACTTTAGCTTCAGCATCTTCTAAGATAGCTTTTTTCTCTGCAAATGTTTCTGCCAACATAAATTTCAACGCATCCGCCTGAGTAATTTCTTTTGCATTTAAAGAAGCTTCCATTAATCCTTTCATAAAAGCATTAACTTGAGAATATTTACTTCCATCTTGAATATGAACACCGTAATCTTTATATCCAACTTCTTGAGTTACTTGTAAATATCTAAATTTCTCTGTACCTAATATTTGTTCACCCTTCTCTATTTTATAGAAAGCTAGTGTTAATTTTTCAGACTCCACCAATTTATTAAGAACTTTACTCATATATAAGTGTAATCCATAAAAGAAAGGAGCTGTTATAGTTCTTGATGCTGTAATAGCCTGGTCAGTATTACTTACTGTTGCGCTTGCAGATATTTGACCTTCTCTATTTTCATTAATACCAGTCATTCTATCCATCATAGCAAGTAAATGGTCCTTGAATGCTATTAATGAAGGGAATGACTGACTTAAACCTAAGTCTAATTCTTGAATCATGTTGTTTAAACTAACATCTCTACCGTGTGCGTTACCGGTTGCTGAAGTATCGTAAGCAGTGAACCCATTATTTATCACATCATACATTACCTCTTTTACTGACGAATTTCTACTTAACGCCGCCTTATTGAAACCTAATGATTTACCACTATACTTGTTAATATCTTGAAGTATTTTATACATTACAATATCAAATACATTAGATAAATTCTCTAATTCATTCATTAAAGATATTCTCTTGCCATCTACTGTTTGACATAAGAATCCGATATAAGAACCTCCGATAATGCGAGTAGGGTCATCTACTTTTCTTGGTATAAATAACGCTCTTCTTCTATTAACATCTAATTCTTTTACTCCGCCTATACGAGTTGCTTCCCATAAATCTTCAGCATACTTCACAATAATCTCATAAGTTCCTTTAGCTACTTGTTTATCATGCCAATCTTTATTTTTTTCGTATTCTTCCGTGTTTAATTCTATGTAAATAAACGGCTCACTACTATCAAAAGCTAACTGAGTTGCTGTCTTTTTTAGTTTCTTAAAGTAAGTCGGAATAACTGATTTCCATTCAATGTGCATCACTTGAATCATTAAGTTTCCTCCAACCATCTTAACACCCATATTGTTATTTCTTCTTAGGAAATCTGTTGGGTTTTGAGCAATACTATTTACTAATGCAACTTGTTCCGGAGTTAATTCAAATTTTCTTAATACATCATGTGTTGACATATAAAAACAAGCTCCATGTAAAGGACTCTTTTCTAAGAAAATATCTCCTTTAATCTCTTCAAATATAGCATCTCTTGGGTCAACACTTATATAGTGTGTTTCGCCTTGTTCGTTTCTCTCTATTTTACCATAACACATAGATGTTATAGCTGTGTTTAAAACGTCTTCAGAGAACTTTATTTTAATATCATCTTCAATAATCTTATCATTTAAGACTATTTGCATGATTGTTTCTTCTTTATCTTTTGGACTTATTTTATTCCATAATGGATCATCTTCACTTTCCGGAATAGGCGCGCCTTCTAATACATCAACTCCTACTTTATCTCTTAATTGCTCTAGTTCTTTTTTAGCAATCATAGCGCCATACATCATATCCATTTTTGCCATCTTTTCAGATTTAGCATCACGATTAGTTGTCTCTACAGTGGCAGCCAAAGGTTGCATTAAAAACTCACCAACCATTAACTGTATTTTTGGTTTATGCGCTCTGTAAGCTATATACTTAGCTTTGTTTGCCTTACCAAATGTTTTTGTTAAAATGTTTATACTATCCGGTTGTTTAATACCGTTATACGATAAGAAGTCTTTATCCATCTTATCTCTTAATGAGTTACTTCCTCTCCATATATTTTGAGCGTAATCTAAGTGTAAAGAACACCATTCAGGAGTCTTATCTTTTTGCGGAATCGTTTGCGATGGAAAAATCTGTGAACTAGCCATTTATTGAATTATTTTATTCAAAAATAGTTAAAATTCTTTTATGTAAAACTAGAACCACCAAAATCCTTTTCAGTTCCAAATCCGTGATTATTTTCTTCATCTATTGGTATATGTTCACCATTCTTATCAAAAGCCCATCCGCCGAATGAGAATGGGTCTTCTTTTGCTATCTGAGAATTATCTCTTGGTGTCACATTATTACTCACACACTGCATTAAGGCTATACCATAAGCGTCTGCTAAGTCATTATCACTTCCAACTTCTACTTCATCAAAGTTACCTAATTGATTAATTAATTCAGGAAACCATATATTTTGAACATCATAATCTACAGCAGATTGCATTAAACCTACCATCATTGGACGGCTATAACTATTTAACGACACGCAAAATTCGTGTGACTGCTTAGTGTTTTCACTTTCAAATTTAGTTGGTCTTGGAGCTAAATACTTAGTGCAACCAAAATCTTTATATGTGTTAACTAATCCTGAACTTCCTGCTTTATCTATTAATGTATCCCCTATTAAATTATAATAAACAGATAATTTAACACACATTTCGAAAAACAACTCTTTCTTTTTTGGACGAGTAAATATAGTGGCCACTGGCATATATCTAGGTATTCCAAATGTGTTTATTGTAGTTATTACACACATAGCACCTAATGATTTAGATACACCCTGGTCTTGATCATAAGGGTCAATACCTCCTTTATATAGTCCTTGTAAATGTTTTGCCGGATGGCATCCATCTAATATTAAAACACAATCCGAGTCATCATCAGTATCTTTTGCTGCCACAGCCCTTACTTTCAAAGGCTCTACTCTTAATCCTGTTTCTTCATTAAGTACCCACTCTAATTTATATTTAGAATATTTTTTTTTGTTTATTGTTATTTCATCTTGTTGAGCATTTAACTTTTGTATATCGAAGTTATTACTAAACATTTTTCTAAATATCTCAGATTCGTTTATAGGGTTATTCTGTAAATGTTCGAGATATTTTTTCAAGTCTCCTTTCTTTAACCTCTCTCTCTCTTCCATGATATTTTCCATGGCCGCTTCTCTATCTTCGCATCCGATTATCTGATAAGGTTTGTATTTTTTTAAAAGATTAGGTGTTTCAGATACATCCTTCCCGAAACGTGTCGCTCCTCCGTAAAAAGGTTTTTTAAATCTATCTCCTGTAATTAAAAACTTAACTGCATTATAGTCATTTGGATTTTCCCATACTTTCTTAAAATCTTTAGAACCTTTATTAATATTGCCACCGGTTCCGTAAATCATAAACATACCTACCTGAGTATCACCGTCCATTAAACAGTCATTTGTCGCACTAATAAACTCACATAAATTCTCAAACTCCCCAGACTCTTCCGCTACAACATCATTTAAGAATAATCCCTTAAACATATTAGGGTTGTTGTGCATGGTTCGTACAAATATCTTACAGTTATTGTTTTTTAGTGTTGTTTTACCATTCTCTATTAACTCATATCCTGAAACTACTTCATCAGGGTTGTTTAATAATGTGTTAACCCTTAACTCAGGTTGTAATAAAGCTTCAGAATCCTCCCACTTTGTCATAAAATCCTCTGCATATTTCTTTTGCCCTGCCGCTATACCTGCCTGATATGACTCACTAAATCTAAATCCGTAATCTATTTTTGCTTTTTGAGTAAATTCTGATATGCCGGCTCTTCGTTTTTTACCTATTATTAAGTTTTTACCATTAGCCATACACCATTCAATTATATAACATAACTGCAAGTGTAAATCACAAAAATCAGGAGTAATTACACCGTGTACTGTACTCATTCTATTAAAATTCATATAATAATAGAATCTTCCTGGTATAAATATTCCACCGGTTTGGTATCCGTTTACACATCTGTAAATTTGCTCGTTCCAAAAGTTCTCATAATCTGTTGTACCTACTACTTTTGGATTAATAGAAGCGTCTGCATAATCAGGTATTCCGTCTACAACTAATGGATTCGGGCAAAATCCCTTTCCTTTGATATATGGCGGCTGTGGTATTGGTAAATCTTCTGCTCTCATACTTTTTTAGCCGTTACTGCCTTATACATTTTTTGATTAGACTTTAGTTTCTCAAAATGGCTTAGTGATATATTACCTTTAAGTTCTCCTTCAAGTATTTTCTCTTCTACTACCTCTCTTTCTATTGCTTGAATAGCTTTTCTGAACTTATCAATGCTATCCATTGTATTCTTAATGCCACTTGCCGAGTTTTCTTCTTCTAAAATACCTAATAAAGAGTCTATCTTCTTATTATACATCTCTACTAATTCAATATTTCTATTATACTGAAGTGATTTGTAAGCTTCTATTGCATCTTTTATTCTTTTTGGTCTTTTCTCTTCATTTAATAGCTCCGGAACATTATCATTCCATACGTGAAATATTGCCTTAGAAACTCTTTGTCTCTCAGGAAACTGTCTGTAAATAGAATTGTAATCGTAAGCTAAAATAATGAATAAAACCTCTTTGTCTGTCAATAGAGCTAATTGAGGTTCAAGTTTTACAACATCCGGATGTAACACCTTGTTGTTCTTCTGATCAATAAAAAATAAATAACTCATAGTATGTAATTAAAAAACCGTAAGCATCTCGCCTACGGTTTCAAATTTAGTGATTTTTTATTAATGTTTATGCTTATACTTATAAACTACACTTGTTTCAATGTATCTTTTGTAGTATAAAGGAGTATCTTGGAATTGCTGATTATATTCTTTTTGAATAGTAT